AGCGGCACCATTCCCGATATGTTATGCGATATTCCGCGACAATTTGTCGTGCCGTATGTATGATATATGCTCATAATCTCCATAAACGCCAATGAAAAGGGCCAAACGACAATTTGTCATAGCCAGACGACAATTTGTCATGCTGAAACTGTGCCTAAAGAGGGGGAGAAGGGGGGAAGGGGAACCTTAGGAGGGGAAAGGAGATTGTAGGGGGTGTAGGGGATAGGCAAGGGGGTAGGGGGCAGAAGGGGGGGGATGGGTAGCTTCCGACCTTGCCCCCCGCCCTGCTGCACGCAGTACAGCCTGCCGACCAGCCCGGCAAGCAGGCCCAGGTCGGGCATAAACTATGATGATCTTGCTAGGCAATAACTCGGCTTTGTAGGGGCAACAACGATATAGCTCAATAAGCACGGGCACAAAAGCGCGCAGTCGCGCAGTAGACATATCGTTTATTATGCGACATTGCAAGCGCACGAGGGGGGGGTGTGCCACGCCCGTTCGCCCGTCCGGGCATGTTCGTTACTATATATAGCATCCCCCGCACGTTCTCGTGGCCCCCAATTCCGAACTCCCTGCGGACCCCCTCTCTACGCCCCCGCCATAGGCACCGTAGCGGCCTGTGAGCTACGATCTCCACTTGGACAATGCCACCCTTGCGAGTTGCCGTCCGTTTTTGGGCATCCTAGACGCTATGTGGCAAAGCCAGCTCGTATAGAAAACCGGACGACCCCACCCCGTTGTTTTATGGAAATGAGCGGCTAAATTTTCTTTTGTTTTTATACTTGACAAGATTATGTTGGCGTGATAGCGTTTGGGGCAAGGGGGAAATACTGATGAAACGAGGCGGAAGTATGATGATGGCGCGGATGCCATTGCAGGTTGGGCAGGCGATGACCGACTTCACCAAGATACGTGAATACGTTGCCGGGCTGGGTCGTGGCAAAGACAAGCAGCGCGCCGTGGCGACTCTGAACTTGCAGTTCTCCGCGAAACAGTTGGCGGAGATGCTTGGAATTAAGGAATCGTTCGTCCGGTATGCCAACGGGAAAAACAGGGATATAGGGGAAACTGCCAGCATCGCCCGGAACAACATGATAGGCGACATGAGCGAGCACCGAGTCATAGAGCTGTTGCAGAAGATGGACGTGGACAAGATAGACGACCACCGGAAGCCGCAGGCGGTAAAATACCTGATGGACAGCGTGGCGATAGCGAAGGAGCACCAGCGCCCGGTGACGGAGAAGGCCGGGGAGACGGTGACGGAGCTGATATACCGGGTCAGGCAGCGGATGAATCCGAAGGAAGAACAGGCGATCGACATAACAGCGGAGGTGCGGGATGGTGGCAATAGCGAAAAAGTGGATGGAGCAGAATCGAGTGAAAGAGGGGGTAGACTTCTTGACAACCCCCCTGTCGGCGCGGTATGACCTTAAAAAATGGTTAAGGCGCACAGAGGTGGATGCGGGGGTTGCGGCAGTTGGCGCACTGCTTTTTAGCGACCGTGTAGCCGCGGCGAAGTGGCTGGAACGGTCAAGTCTGGCCGGAGAAGTGGCGGATTACCTTGCAGCCAAGAAGAAAAGGGGTAGCAAATTATGAAACTAGGGTTGTGTATTTGGATGTATTTGTTGGCTTTGGCTGGAAGTGTTTTATGTGTAACGTGGTTTGATTGGAAACTTTTGCTTTTATTTTTTATCTTTATTTGGGCAAACAATATCGACTTAAAAATAAAGGAAGAAAAGCGATGAAACTGGCCGTCTGCCTATCGTTTTACAACATGGAGTGCCAGACGTATTTTGCCGTCAGCATGGGCAAGACTGACTGGCCGGACTGTGATAGGGTAATTTTTGAGGTGTACGGCCAGCCGACGGCGAAGGCGCGGATGGCGCTTGTGGATCTGGCGTTAAAAGAGGGGTGCACCCACTTGCTTTTTCCAAGCTCCGATTCCGCTTGGGAGCCTGGTGATGTAAAAAAGCTGATCGATCACGACAAGCCGATGGTCAGCGGGTGGGGTTCTAGCCGGTTTTATCCATTTACGACAAATGTCGCGGATCACGTTTTTGCAGATACGAAAAAGTTTAGGATGGTCAAGAACCCTAGACTGCGGCATGGATTAGAAAAGGTCAAGATGTATGGGGAATTGCAGTTGATAAAGAGCAAAGTGTTCGATATAATCAAGCGCCCGTGGTTTTTCGGGCCTGATATGTTCAATGGCGACTCCCTGATGACCGAAGACACGTACTTCTGCTTGCAATGTGAGAAGGCTGGGGTGGGGATATGGGTGGACTGGGACATCCCCGTGGTGCATCTATCCGAGGGCTGGATAACGCACGGCGGTATGCACCGGACTCGGACCGCGCTGGTAATATCGAGGATTCCGAAGAAATGACCAACGGCGAAACCAAATACTACGAGCTATGGCTGGGCCATGAGAAGATTTCCTACTCATACGAGGAAATCAAGTCAGACCCCTCGCTTGAAAAGGACTTGAAGCAGATAGAGCGCGAGAAGATGGAGAATGAGTTGCAGTTCTTCCACCCGCACGGCGAGGCCAAGATGGGGTACGACTGCGGGTTCCAGTTGGCGAGCGTGGCAAACTGGATCAATGACACACGGCATACCGTCTGTATCAACTGTTCACCGAATCAGGTCGGTAAAACGGCGGCGGCTGTGGTCAAGAAGGTGCTCAAGATGATTCCGTGCGACCCGGACTGGGAGATATTCAAGCATGGCGTAAAATGGCGCGAATGGGGTGGGCCGAGAACGCTCGTGGCGCTGGGATACGACAAGGGCCAGCTGAAGGAGGTGCTGTGGCCGGAGTTGCAGAAGTGGATTCCGGCTAAGGAACTTGGCGAGTTCAGGTTGCCTATACTTGGCGGAACCAAAGACCCGTCATGGAAGCTAAATCCAAGCGTAAACCTGAAGTGCGGGAGCAGGATTGTGCTTCTGACCTATGACCAGAAGGCAAGCGTCTGCGCTGGTATCAAGGCCGAGGAGGTGTTGCCGGACGAGCAGATGCCGCTGTCGTTTTTTAACGAGCTGGATCAGCGCGGCCGGACTCGTGGCGGGATGTGGTGGGATTTTTGCTTCACTCCCCACAAGGTTGACGGCAGGGCCGATACCGGCATGAACTCATGGCTCCATGATATGTGGACAGGCCACAATACGCGCGGTCACGAAATCCAGCGATGCAGGATAAGCGTGGATGAAGTGCCGGATCATATCTATTCCCGCGACCAGAAGCGCAAAGCCCACCTGCAATGGGTTGAAATCCCCGAAAAGAGCGGCGACCAGGAAGCCATCAGGGAAGGCAAGGCTCGGTATTACGGGCTATTCCAGCATGTAAGCGGGCTGTTCTACCCAGAAATTCAGGCTGACACCCATTTCGTTGATTGGACTTACGACGACATCAAGGGCAAGGGCTGGACGCATTTCAGGAGCATCGACTACGGATACACCAATCCGACTGCTTGTAGCATGTGGGCGGTCAACCCGGCCGGCGATATGTTTATGTACGACGAGTATTACAAGGCAGGCATGGACGCCATAAATCAGGCACCGGGAATTATCGAGGCGTGCGGTAACGAGCGGAAGTTGACAAAGCAGATGCTTGATAAGGACACTGGCATAAATTACGACGTGTACGATGAGGTCGAAATCAGGCAGAAGTTCGCGCGGAGCTGGCTGGACTGGCATTGCTTCCAGACGGCAGGCGGGATGGGCAGGCCGGTGAGTTTCTTCTTCCAGATCGGCGGGCTGAAGGTGTGCGAGAGCGTCAAGATGGGGCAGGAACACCGCGCCAGCAACCTAAGGGCGTTCCTCAAGATTGACCCGCACAGAAAGCACATGGTCACAGGCAAAGATGGTGCTCCGAGAATGTATTTCAGTAACAAGTGCGTTAAATTCAGGTGGGAATGGGAGCGGTGCGTGACCGAAACGCGGATGTTTGGCAACGAAAGCCACAATAACAAGGAGACCAAGCGAAACAAAGACGACCATTTAATTGATACCGTTGAGTATCTTGCGTGTTCCGATGCGAGGTATATGGGCGATTACGCCAGTAAGGGGCCAAAAGAGTTCGAGCCATTAACAAAACACGGAGGTTATTAAATGGACCTAGAAGATTTACAATTAGTGGAAATGGTTATTAACGAACCCGGCGTGGGGTTAATTGAAGACGAAATCCTGAAACATGTAAAGGGCAATAATAATGTCGATCGCATAACCGGCATCCCGCATGAAGACGGCCAGCTCAAGGGCGTGGTGCACGGTCTTAATGTGGCATTGGGTATAATTCAGGGACTGCGCAAGCAATGCAAGGAACAACAAGTCTTGGAGGGCTGACATGGGCTATTGCAAGTTTAAGCCATTACGCGAAATAGTGCTGGTAAAACGCTACCCGAAGAAGGCCGATGATGGCGGCATTATCATCCCGGAACTGTGGCAACAGTTCGGGTGGCGAGCAACCGTAGTGGCGGTTGGGGATAAAGCCTTCCCGTTTGGGGCCGGTGATGAAATCCTGTTCCTCAAGGAATACACCGTTCTCCCGTTTAGGGACAGAACGATGGCTACCACCCATGCCGAGCATATCCTGGCGAAGATCGTAGCGGAGAACTTCGTCGAGCGAATTATGCCGGAAAATAGGTTTGCCATCATCAAGGAAGACCCGACGGTTGTTCCAGACGAAGGCGTTGTTCTCACAAATGTCACCAACCAGATAAAGTCCGGCACCGTCCTGCGTGCGGCTGGCAAGTGCTATGACCTCAGGGCGGGGCTGGCGGTGATGTACGAGAAGTCCGTGGCGTCATGCGTGGAAGACGGCAAACATTATAAAATCGTGGATGAGGGTGATGTGCTGTGCATAACGAATTAGCGAAATCACGGCTTCCGCGAGAATACATCGCAAAATCCCTTATGGGATTGCTGGATGTAGCAGAGCGCCCCGGCTGGTGGGGCGAGATCGGGATTGCGCTGGTGGTGCAGGACGGGCGGGTTGAGACGATGAAGAAACGCACGGAACAAACTGATAAAGGAGGTGATTAAGAATGGCACGAGGCAACGCAGGCAGAGGCGGCCGTGGATCATGTGGCGGACGCAGACGGCGGGACGGTAGCGGCGGCGGTACGGGAAACAGGAATACATCACGCCAGCCAGCTCCGAGGAAAAGCAAGTAATCCGAGTGGGCTAAAATAATAACCGTCCTACGGAACAACCGGGGGCACCTCGCAAGGGGTGTCCCCTTTTTTATTGGAGATGCGGTGGGAAAAGAAATCAAACTTAACGAAGACCTGATCTTCAAGAACTCCGTGCAATACAACGATAATGAGGACTATGATGTTAAAGCCATTCTTCCCAAGAGTGATGTTTCGCTAGAGAAAAAGGAACAAGCCGACGCTCTGCGCGATTCAGTTTTCGACTTGCTGCTTACAAGGGAATTGGATAAAACCGACTTACAAATCATAGAATCCCGCAACTGCTCGCCCATGCCGTCGATGCGGGAAACCGCCCGCCAGCTTGGAATAACCGAGATAATGGTACGCCGGAAACTGTCGCACATTAAAGCGCTAATGCCTAAAGAGTTAAAAGAAAAAATGAAGCGATAATGTCGCATTTATGTCCTATAAGTGAGGGGATAATAAGCGGACGCAACAATTTCAACGAGGCTTGTCCGCCCCCCTCGACTTTATGGACCCAACAGAATTTTTTACAGATCCAGACCCGGAAGCTTCTGCCCCGGCCAGCGATGCCCAACAGGAAACCATCCTGGACATCTTTCCGAACTACGCGGAGAAGTCCGAGCTGGTTGATGAAACCAAGAAACGCATATCCACGCTGTTCAACTCCATCCGCGACCGAGAAAGCCTGACAGACATCTGGAAAAAGAACGACCAGATGTACCGGGTCAAGCCGGATTCTTCTCTGGACTCCACGCACCGCGCCAATGAATCCACTGGTGTGTACCACATTTCCGTTAATCAGCTTGTGTCGATGGCGTTCAAGACCTTCACGGACAATCCCGATAACTACAAATTCGGGTATCGCGGAATAGTGGATGATGTAGCCGCCAACCAGATACGCGGAAAGAACGCCGAGATAATGACCGCCCTGTTTCGTAAGGCGCAGACCAACACCCGGTTTAAGCGCAACCTCAAGCGGGCGCTACTCAACATCTATAAGTACGGGAATGGGTTTGTGGCGCTTCCGTGGGAGAAAACGCTGGTTGATTTATCATACCGCGATAAGACAACTGGCGATATTAAGACCAACACCTCCGTCAAGAACAACCTGCCCGGCTTCGAGTTTGTGCCGATAGACTGTGTGTGGGTGGATGAAACGCTGGATGATATAGAAAGCCAGTCGCTAATCGCCATCAAAGACCCTATTTCATGGGGTAAACTGTATTCCGACAGCAAAAAGAACAAGGTGGCGTTATTTAAAGATAGCGAGGGAAACGGGTTACGCCAGAAGTTTGCGAAATACTTGGTTAAAACGTCATCCGACCAGTTTGGAACATCTAGTCAAGACCGTATTGAAAACGCCGAGCGTGAACAGTCGGACGGTACGAGCGAGCAATACGAACATTGGGTGCTATGGGTTAATCTGCCAATCAATAAGGAATCAAAGACGTGGGACGAGGATGGAGCCGAACGTCGGTTCAGGGTGCGGATATTGGGCAATCCGGCCAGTTGTGAGATAATCGAAATCCGCGAAAATATGTTCCCCGGCGGAGTGCCCCTGCTTGCGGCGCACCAGACCGAAGACGACATTGGAATGTATCACATCTCGTCTGGCGAGAAGATTTCAACCTACTTTGACCAAATCTGCACCGGCATTAACCAGCTAATCGACAACCGCTCCAAGAACACACGCCGCCCGTTTGTGTACGACCCCATGCGCGTGGATGGTGACAAATGCGACTTCGGCCATTCCAATGCCATCCAATGCCGCGGAGATGTCCGGTCGGCGTTCATTGAAACGCAGATAGCCGACATGACCGGCACGATAATGCCGACAATCCAGTATTGCGAGCAGAAGATCCGCGAGATGATGAACACTACGGACGCCGTAATCGGTCAGGCGATGGGCGGACGCACTTCGGCAAGTGAATACATGGGCGCGAAAGTAGCCGCGACTACCCCGATTTTCAGCGATATGGCGAGCATCGAGGATGCGCTGATTGGCGAGTATATGCGCCGGTTTGTCCAGTATGTCCACACGTTTATGATGCACGAGGACATTGTAAGCCAGATCGGGGCGATCGGCGCAGAGTTCACCTTCGACATGAACGACATCTACCTCGTCGAGCTGAACGGCGTATCGGAGGCGCAGGACGAGGCCACCCGCGTCCAAAACCTGTTACAGCTCTACCAGATGAGCCAAGACCCTGGCGCAAAGGCTAAAATCAGGCTCCGTATTGCCGAGGCGATGGGCGTCCAGAACCCCGCCGAGTTCGTAAACATTCCAGCCAAGGATCAGGCGATTAAAGCCGCATTGTGGGAAAACAACGAAATGCTTATTTATGGGCAATGGGACGAGCCGGAGATGGGCGAAATGCACGACGTTCACACTCCAATTCACAAGCAGGCGTTATGGCAGGCCCAGCGTGACAAGAACCCGAACGCGCAACTAATGGTCCAGCACATTTCAAGCACAGAGCAGCTTAAGCGTAGCGAACAGGCGCAGGCGGGCGCGGCTCCACTCCCGGCTATTGGGCAGCCGGCGGGGACGTCGCCCCCTACGCTTGGTCAGCAGTCCGGCGACCAGATTTCAGGTCAGATGGGTAATCAACAGGCGGGAAGCCCAATACCCGCTCAACCGGAGGCTTAGCCCTAAAGTCTCTAACAAGGAGGCGCAAGATGCCGACAGAAGATGAAGGACAGCCCGAAGATGTCCAGAATCAAGAGCCGCTGCAGCCCATAGTAGACGCGGACACACTCCCCGATGTGGAGCCGGAGAAAATAGACCCGGCTAAACTCAAGGAGGAAGCGGACAAGGAAAAGACGGAACTGACCGATCAGCTACGTCAAACCAAAGAAGAAAAGGCCGCACTAGAAAAGCGGGTAAAGGACAATCAGGACTATATATCGCGCACCCGCAAGGGTGATACGCCCGCAGAAAAACCGGCCAAGACGTTTGAGCAATATGAGGAGGAAGTTCTCACCGAGTTCGAGAACGACCCGAAAGCCGGATTAAAGCGTGTCCTGCGAGATGTTGCTTACGACCGCGACTTGGAGCGGCGCGAGTTCGAGAAACGGCTCACGGAAGCCGAGGATAACGCGTTCAAACGAGTCGTAGCGCTAGACCCCGAAAAGGGAGCGTTGGTCAAGCAGGTACAGGAGTTAGACCAAGAACGACCGGACTTGAGCAACCTGTCCTTCGACCAGAAGATGGAGTTTGTCAAGTTACAGACGGTAAAGGCTCCGCCGAAGAATAACACAAAAGAACGAACAGAGCGCGAGCAGGATTTATTGACGGATGCCGGCGCGTCACGCATCAGCGGAAGGCACGAAAAGATGCCTTCATGGGCAAACGACCCGGAAGTAATGCACGACGCGAAGGGGATATTCAAGTCCAAACAGGAAATGATTGACTGGGCTGACCCCGAAAAGGCAAAGCAGATGGGCGCAAAAATGAGGCCGCAATAACTTGACGAAAGGAATTTAAGATGACCGACACCAATACGCCGGTAACAGCCGAAAAGAAGCCGCGTGGCAACCCCGCGTGGGTTAAGAAAGCCGAAGTAATCAGCGAAGGCGTTGTTTCGGACCAATGGGACGTATTGCACAAAGACCCCAAGATGCACTACGTTTGGGGCAGGAAATCTAACGACGAGGAAATTAATAGGATGGTCCAAAAAGGGTATCTTCCCGCCCGTGGCAAAGAGCGCATCATGCAGAATCCGCTTGAGTCCAACAAGGGGCTGGATGGAGAAAACAAGGAACGCGGAGATCGTATTCTAATGGCCTGCCCGAAGAACCAGATGGAGGCGCGCCGCAAAGTCCGGCTTGGCCGATTCGAGAGTGCCGCGAAGTCCGGCGCACGTGAAGCTAAATCCATGCAAAAAGAGGGGGTTAAAGTGGAATCCCTGTCCGCGTCGGAAACCAAGCGGGAAAGTATCCCGGAATAATTTGAGAGGCGTTGCCCAAAACGCTGTTGTTAGCCCAGAGCAAGATTCGCCGATATGCAAGCCCATGCAATAGGCGACATGAAGAATAGTTGTAAAATACAAAAACGAAGGAGAATACTATGGCAACGCAAGTATTGAAAACTCTGGCACCTTATCGCCAAGAAGGGAAAGACGGACTGACCTGGGACCGCGACCCTGGCGAGGAAGCCAGCCAGACCTTTAAGGCTGGCGCTCCGCTGGTCCGCGACGGCACTTCCGGCGAACTCGAAATCTGGGCTGGGTCGACCGACGCTACCCTTCCGGTTGGTATCGCGGCGGCTGATGCCGTTGGAACCGCAGGCTCCGACGTTCCGTATGTCGAGGCTAACGATTACAACCTGTTTGCGGGGTCGTTAATCAATGCGACGGCGGCCGTTGCTCTAGCGGCTACGCACATCGGAGTAGCGTATTCGCTGATCGCTTCCGGCAACAACTGGTACGTGGATGTGGCCGACACGACCACGAAGCTGGTTGAAGTTGTTGGAGCCATTGACGCTGTTGGCGACACTAATCCGCGAGTTATAGTGCGGTTCATTGGCGACCACCAAGCTAACGTCCTTGCATCATAATCAAACAAATTCAATAAGGAGTATCGAAGATGGCTATTATCTCTGCAAATATGAAGAACTTGTTTGATGCGCGTATCCGCAAGTCGTTCTATCAGTATCTCAACCTGTACTCGGAGGAATTTACGAAGTGGTGCGAAAAGCTGACCTCCAGTAAGCAGTACGAGAAGGTGTCTCTGTACGGCGAACTCCCGATGCCTGGGGTATTGGGCGAGTATGAGAACGCGTCTGAGACGACATTCAAACCCGGTCCGGTACGCACGTGGACTCACGTGAAGTATGGCTATAAGCTGATCGCTTCCGAGGAAGCTCTGGAAGACGAGCTGTTCCCCGTCATCGAAAGGACGGCGCAGTCGATGGGCAAGGCCATGCACCACAGGATCGAAACGCAGGGTGCCTACGACCTGAACAACGCGTTCACCGCCCTCACGGTTGGCGCGAGCGACACGGCGGACGAGTACCTGATTCAGCGCAGTCACGCGACCTTTACGGGTGCTGGCGGGGCGGTACAGCATAACGCTCCGGCTACGGACGTTACGCTTGGCGCGGATAGTCTGTGGGCTGGTGTGGATAACTTCTCCGGCCTCAAGGACCACGAAGGCAACCCGGTGATGGCGATTCCAAGAAAGCTCATCATCCCCGCCGCTTACGAGCGGACCGCCATCGAGATCCTGCAATCGACCGAAGTGCCGTACAAGAGCACGAACGAAATGAACGCGATTAAGAATCGCGGGCTGACATACGAGATCGGGCACTACCTGTCGTCCTCGACGGCGTGGTACCTGGTTACTGGCGAGAAGCCGATCCGGTTCTATATGCGGCGTTCACCGACTGTCAAGCCGGACACGAACACCACGAACGACAGCCGGAGTTGGGTCATTACCTGCCGGTTGAGCCATGCTCCGTATGACTGGTATCAAATCTACGGTACGAACGGCGCGGCGTAAGATGCGGTAAACGACAAAGGTTAGGGCCGGTGCGGTTCAATCCCGCATCGGCCTACCCCGAATAAGGGAGAAACAAGACATGGACGAGAAGAAAGAAAAAGTTGAAGTAAAAGTTCAGCCAAAAACCGACGTGGACACGAAGGCCATTAAAAATTTGGAGAAACAAATGGCAAACATAGCGTTCACCTTGCGAAAGATGAAGGACTGGCTTGAGTCAAAACTCGGAGCCGACATTGATGGCGACGGTCGCATTGGCGGCGGGCCGTACAAGAAGATATTGGCGTTCATCATCGGGCTTGGATTGGCAGTTTCGGTGCAGGCGTTACCCGCCAACACCAATATCGAGGTCTGGGTTACTGGCGCAACGTATATTGACGGTAGCGGGAATATAATTGCCCCGATCTTTTCGGGGCAGATTTCCACAACCAACCTTTCGCTCACCGGCGATGCAGACGTTAGCGGCGCATTTACGATAGGCGAAACCTTAGGGGTGACCGGGAAAACCACGCTTGGCGACGAAGTTGAAATCAACGGTGCCGCCGGGGTTGCCATTGACGTTAATCTGGTGACTAACGCCAATCTAATCACCATAGACCAAACCGCTGCGGCTGGTCCTGGTAGCAAGCCGCTTATTGATGTGACTGATGCTCGCACCGGAACGTCGGCTGACGCCGCTGCTGAAGCTACAGTGCTTATCACCGCCGCCGGTGCTTATGGCCTGTCTGTGGCTGATGGTATCGTCAATATCGAAGGCGAGATTGACAGTACGGGCGACATTACGCTCGACCCTGCCGGAGATGACGTTATTATTGATGGTACTGTTGACGCTACGGCTTATACCGCCGACGCTGGTTCTGGCATTGACGCCAAAACCGCTGGCGCATTGGACCTTGGCAACACGGTTGCTACCAGTATTGACTATGGCTCGGCGGCGGTGACGGCGCATACATTCACGTCCGATGGAGTGGGAACTGCTGAGTTTGTTGTTCCTAACGCCAGTATCGGAGCCACGGAAATTGCACTTGCAGAAGGCGAAATGCTGTTTGGCTTTAGCGGAACAGGCGTGGCGGCTGTGGTCAGTGGCGATGTGCTGATTCCTCGAACTGGTATTGCGGTTATTCAGGATTTAGCCGTTGAAGACAGCAACATTGCGCTGACCGATGCTTACCTCATTGTTGGTAATACCGGCACAGGTTCAGAGGTTGCGGTGAGCGGTGATCTTACGATGAGCAACCTCGGAGCGTTTACCGTCGATGAAATCAACAGCATCGCGGTTGCGACCGTGACCGCCGGCGCGGCCCTCGGTGATACTTCCGCACAAAAGACAGAAGTATGGGGCAAGCCGAGCATGGTCTCTGGCGTAATCGCTACGACCAACGGGGTTGTTGCTGTGCAGGCGTTGTATCTGGACGGGAGCGCGAACTCCGACTATCGGTTAATGCACTTCTGGATTACCGATACGCTAGGTGGAGCGGCTTCGACCAACAACATCGAGGCGTTCACGCTGGCGAACGGCACGCTGGTTGAAGAAGTG